TCCATCATACTTTTTAAATCACCTCCTTTTATTGATTTGGAAGAGATAGAAAAACACCTTTACAAAAAGAAAAATTAATTACAAAAAATTTTGTTTATTAAAAAAATTATTTGTAATTTTGCCTTGTCAATTAGGTTAATTCTAAGCAAATGAAAAACAGTGTTTTTATAGCACAAAACGATAGGGTGCAAGCAAGCAAGCAAGCAAGCAAG